ACGCACCACTTTCTTTGTCATATTTAACAATTACCATGTCATCAATTTCATTAAGTCCTCTGGTAGATCTACTGGTGCTACATCATTTACTATTTTGTATGGTGTACCACTTGGATGTATTGATGGTGGTAGGACTACATAACCTTTATGTTTTATATCTATACCGGATATTAGTTTGCCCTTAAATTGCGTGGCCTTTTCTACATAGAAATATATGTGGTATCCATCATGTGTAGCTACAACATGTGTGTTGCATTTGAAACAGCGATCTAATAACTCAAGCCACTTAGGATCATTACAAGAATTGCGTACATCAAAATCTAATACAACCAAACTAGATTGTGATATACCTAAACCAATGTTTAGCTCTTGATCTGCAAACCATTGATCAATTTTTTCTTGATCTATTGTTGCATCTAAATAACCATGGCGTAAAAATCTTGCCGGCTCTTTAGATTGTTTTTTAAGTGGCAGTACAAACCAACCCTTTTGTGCATACTCTGTAGCGTTCATGCGTTCACCCATGACCCAGAGTAGTTAGTTGTAAAACAGTATTGACTTATAGCATTATCAAAACTAACACTATAATCCCAGCGGTTTTGTCTTAGATATTCAGTAGCCAATAAAACTGAGGCGTAATTTTCTGCCCAATAAATAAACTCATGTGACCAACAAATTGTATCTTCAAAGCGATCTTTCTGAGTTAGCCAATCTGTTTCGCCTGACCATTTCATTTGAGCTTCGGTTAAAGCTTCAAATTGATGTTTAGTAATTTTCATATTAACCCCCTTCAAGGTCAATTGCATTTACAAAAGCAATTAAAGCATAGACCACTGACAAAGGCAATTACCCAAAGGCTTTTCCTAGCGCGGCGAAACTGCCGTCTGTGTTGAAGCGGATCATCTCAAAGCTAGGGTTGCCACGCTTGATAGTCATAATCACAGCCCCAGCTTGCCAATTAGCATAATAGCCGCCCTTGGCCAGATAGCGCATCTTGGAGATGTTACATGTATGACCTACCTCTATACCTACTAAAACCCTCTGTAATCGGCCATTAAAGGCCTCTGAGTGGCATGTGTAGCCCATCCTATGACTATGCCCTGCGATTACAGACCGACCCCAGCGTTTTGCGATATTTAACGCGCTTGAACCGCCGACCCTAGACAGGTTACCTTCATCCCCATGGCAGAGTACAAACTCAGTGCCGGGGATCTCATACGGCTTTTTTGCAAAGTAAATGCCAAGATCTTCATAGCCCATAAACTTTTCATATTGCAGCTCTGGTAAAGCCATCAAGCCGGGTATCTGACTTACTGCACTAAATAATCTATCACCATGATTAGATCTTGAAACTACATCTGTTTTTAGATCATACAAAATATCTTTGCAAAGATCTCTGTCAGCATTTAGTGTTTGTTGAAATGACTCAGCTTTACCTTGACTATATTTAGAGATTGTATTTAGGTCAAGCTCATCACCTACATTTAGTACAAGGTCAAACTTAAAAGTATTTACAAGCTTTTTTAGATTGACAATCGCCTCATCAAATTGAAATGGTACTTGCAGATCACTACAAATTAAGTACCTCGCGTTAAAAGACTTGTCGCGCTTAATCTGTTTCCTCATCATCATCCCATGGCTTAGTCAAAGGATCTTTTTCATCTACAATCCAATCCGGATATGATGACCGATCCATTGCAAAAGCTAGGCTTGTACTTTCATCCATACCAGCTTTGCGGCAAGCAAGATAAACTTCATTAGCTGCAATAGCCCAAAAATCTAATTTAGTTAAAGGCGTGTCTTTAGTTGTGCGCCTACGCTTTGCTACTTTTTTTACTTTGCGTTTAGTTGCCATGAGCTAATCATAAATCATAAAACACCGGAGATAGCCCTGTGGACACCTTCCTCAAGACTAATCTTTGGTGTGTAGTAATCACTCATCATTGTTGGATCACCTACGCGGTAGGCGACCCCTGCCGGCTTGTCAGCCAATATATTAAACCTAGGCATCTTTGTAATTCCAAGAGTTTTTAAGGCTATCTGTGATAGCTCAAGGAAAGTGGTAGGTCTGCCTGTACAAAGATTGACTGTCTGATTGCAGTTGTTTTGTGCCATTGTAACTACAGCATCTACTACATCATCAATGTGTATAAAGTCCCTAGTAGTAGTTGCACGCCCCCATATATCAAATGGATTTGAGTTAAGTATTGCCCTCTGCATAATTGATGGAAAGGGGTAAGTCATATCTTGATCAGTGCCGTAGCCACTAAAAGGTCTAAGAATTAAAACCTGTGTACCCATCTCACGCAAGTAACTCATCAACATTTCACCTGTTAATTTAGCCCACCCATAACTCATATCAGGTGCGCCAATTTTCTTAAAGTTTAGATCTTTTTCTTTTAGCTTATGTTTTTTTGTTAAGGTTTGTAGCTCTGTTGGATAGGCAGCGGATGAGCTAAAATAAACTACATAAGGCTGCTCTGTAACCATGCACCAATTGGCGAACTCAGCATCTATAGCAAGATCTACAGCTAAACTTAAAGGCTCATTTTCTATTTGTTGCCGGCCACCTACAACAGCTGCAAGGTGTATTACAAGATCATATTTTTTTGTTTCTAACTTAAAAAAGTCCCGGCAGTCTGTACCATTTTTTAGATCTACTAAAGTCAATTGTGCATAAGGTAAGGCACGCCTAAAGGCTCTGCCTACAAAGCCATGTGAGCCGGTGATAAGGACTTTCATTTAAGTGCATGTACAAGATCTGCATACTCTTTAGATCTTAGGTAAGTTTGCAAGGTTAGTAAATCTTCTTCATACCATTTAACTTGATTAACTCTTTCATAACCTTCATCCATCTCAGCTTTACCAGCTGCCGGGTGCAGGTGTTCAATGATCACATCTGGTAGATAAACAAGACAGCCAAGATCTATTGCTAATTGTTTTACAAAGTTATCAAAATACAAATGTATGCAACCGGGAAAAGTAATACCTCTGAGCTGATCAACAATATCTCTGGTCATTGCAAAAGCTGTAGGCAGGTTTTGTCCTTGCAAAAGATCATCACCATAGGCAATGCCGGTCTTACCTAATAACGCTTTTTCAAAAGCCTTGTCCCAATCCAGCGATCTAGGCAGGTGATCATCACCCATAAAAATGTACAGATCATAAAGAGGGAAGCGACTGTAATCAAGTAGATGCACCGCAGCATCATTAAGAGCTTTGGCGCAACCGCCCGTCTTATTCTCCGAAGGCAAGCATTTATAGTCTTCATTTTTTGCATACTCATCCCATTTCGGATCATCATTATCTATTACAGCATATAGATCTACAGATGCGTTTGTGCCAAGAAAAGATGCAGCTAGTCTGGCCATGTTTTCAGGTCTGCCTCTACTTGGCACTATCACGCAGCTTCTCATAGGAGAAGGGTATGCAGGTTAGTTTTTAGTTATCAGTATTTCATAAAGCGTGTCTAGCTTATTTTCTATGCGCCTGACTCTGCCTTCTAAATTATGCCCACCATTATGGTCATCTTTAAGCTCTGACAAATAGTGTTTGACAAGCCATCTAATACCTGCAAAAACAGAGGCAACAATTGTTAAAATAGCTACTGCAAGAGCGGCCATGTCATTGGCACTCATTTACTATTGCGGCCAAAGGCCTTATCTTCGCCATCAAAGTATCTAATCAAAGGGGCGACTAGCGCACCTGCAAGGATAGATAGCTCAGGGCGTATATCAGCTACCAAAGCTAAAGCTGTAGTGACAGTAGCAGCGGCTAGACTGCGTAGATAAGATTTAACAATTGCCTTTTGTTTTGCGCTTAGTTTCATTTTATTCCTAACTGTTTGATTTTACTTTGCACTTGATTTTGAGTCATGGCTATTTCAAAGTGCATTTCATCCTTACGACTTTTGTAGTTGCCGCCCCAAGCCAAGCCATACTTAACTAAAAGCAATTGTATAGTATTTCTTTGCTCTTTTGTAAATGTATTTGACTTACCTAAAGGGTGTTTTGTAGCGTTCAAATCTACAGCTGTACCGGATGAGTGATTGCTAAGGATTTTATCTGATCCTCTAGTCATCCTAAAGGCATAACCCCAGTCATCTAATTGACCTTGATCAATAGGCTCTACAAACTCATGAAATTCTTTACAAAAGGCAACAAGTATTGGTGCTACATCTTTTGCACATGCAATCTTTAATGATGTGCCGGGTATGGCAAAGGATTGTATTCCTATAGCTTTGCGGTCTTCACTAGCCGGCCATCCATTAGGACTTGTTAGCTCAATAATTCTCGCCATCCATTACACACTTCCTCAAGATTGTGCTATAAACCTAAAGCCTTTAAATCATCAGTAGTTAAACCAAGTGCGGCAAGTTTGCCTTCGGCTGTTGCCTTGGCTTGTGCCTTTGCTTCGGCTTCGGCTTTACGGGCGGCTTCATTTTCTGCATCAATAGCCATCTGTGCTATTTCAGCAGTAGTAGCATCTCTGACAATTTCTTCGCCAGTTTCGCAATTATATTCTTTTATTTGTGGTTTCATTATTTAACTCCGTATAGTAGAGCTGTTCCGCCTGCAAGAGTTCCACCTAAAACTAAAATTTCAAGTGATGTTATTGCTGCGGAAGTGCTTGGTAAATAACTGCCATTTAGTGAAACTGTTACTTTAGTGCCACCTGAATCAGTATATATAAATAAACCATTAAAGTTTTGTCTAAGTGCTTGAGTATAATCATAAAAATTAAAGACTGCGTTATTATTAACATCAGCATTACCTGAATCTGCACTAGCATCTTGCAATAATATAGAAGTCTGACCAGTTTGATTGCTAACTGAACTTGCTGAAGTTCTTGATATCACTCTTTGATAATCACTGCCTGACGCACCATTTATTCTGATTGAAAGTGAAGTGCCACTTGTAGTAGGATAAAAATCTCTTAATATCAATTGTAAATGATTATAGGTTTGTGGAATTGATGAAATAGTAACTGATGCACCTGTTAATGCAGTGCCACCTGTGTTGATTAAAGTCATACCACCACCAGCAGCAGGAGCAGCCCCAGCCGCCTTAAAAAAAGTAGATACTCCAGCGGATGTAAAGTATAAAGTGCCGCCTTCATGTTGTGCTAAAGCTAGAGATGCAGAGGTATCTACAGTTGCAGTGCCAGCTGTGATTGTGCATACACCTGTATTTAGATTTTGAATAAATAATGTATCACCTGCCGCAAACAAACCTGTATTGACTGTAATTGTTGTAGCACTGGTGCTACTCATAGTAATGCGTGTGCCTTTGTCTGCCGCTACAAGAGTATAACTGGCAGTCTTGGCACTTACAGTTTGATTAAAGTCATTGGTTTGTAGGTCATTGACTTGTTGAGCTGTGAGGACTTGGCCGGTAACAAAAGATTGCTTTGACATGTGTCTCCTAGTAACTCAAAATATCTTCATCTAATAAACCATCAACGGCTGAGTCTAGCAAAAAACCTACCGCAAAGGGTTGAGCGCATGAAAATGTTACAAGAAAAGAATTAGGCGTGATCTGATACTGAACTCCAGCTATAACGCTATCACTGACCACATTGCCGGCAGGTAAGGTTTGAGTAACCTCAATAGGGTTAA